GCTCTGAATAATTTAAGAAAAAAAATGTTAAACTTGAAAGGTTAAAATGGAAACAGAAGTACAAATATATGAGGAAAAGCCTGATGTGGATGGGCTTAAAGAGGATTTTGAACGGGCAAAAGCAAACCTTAGTTGGTGGATGGATAAAGCCGAGGATGCTCGGGAGGTTCGCTTTAATGAATGGGCGGGAAAGAGTGGAGATGGCAAGAAGCATGGACCTGAAGCCTTTCCATTTGACGGTGCAAGTGATCTTGATCCTAATGTTATCAACCCATTAATCGATGGAGATGTGGCGACTCTCACGCAGGCCCTGTCGCAGGCCAACCTGGTAGCCGCGCCTGTGGAGAGCGGTGACATTGCATCGGCCAAGCTGGTGAGTGAATTTTTGAAGTGGCGAATGGGTACGATGGATGAACTGATGAGGGAGTCATCCATTGGTGCAAATTATTTATTGCAGAATGGACTGACTTTTTTCGGTACATACTGGAAGCAGGAGAAGACGAGGAAGTTTGAGCCTATTAGTTTGGACCAAATTGCGGAGCAATCACCTGAACTGGCTATGGCCATCCAGGACCCTGAGATGAAGGAGGGTGTGGAGGAGATGTTTTATCCGATGTTCCCTAACCTGAAGAAGAGACGGGTGAAAAAGATGCTTAATGAGCTTCGCAAGACAGGTGAGAGCGAAATTCCGACCGAAAAAGTGGTCGTTAATCGTCCGGCAGTTAAAGCATATGAGCTTGGGCGGGAATTGATCGTGGATAGTAATGTGATCGACCTGGAGTCGGCCCGTTCCATCCATTGCTTGCATTATTATACCCCTGAAGCGTTAAAGCAGAAGGTCAACGAGGGATGGGATGCCAAGTGGATCGATGAAGCTATTGAGAAGGCTAAAGATTTCTACGAACAAGAGTCATACAGCGACTCCATGATGTCCTATGACTATGGGAACAATTATGGAAGCCAGCACTACGAGGGATTGATTAAAGTAATTACTACTTATCGTAAGGAATTGGATGAGGATGATGTACCTGTGGTTACCAAGACCTGCTGGACCGAAGAGATGGAAGAAGCAGGGTTTCATAAACCCGTAGGGTATGACGAGGGAAGATATCCATTTGTGTGTATCACGAGAGAGCATTTAAACCATCGTTTATTGGACTCTCGGGGATACCCTGAGTTGCTCAAGAGCTATCAGATTGCGGCCAAGACAGAGATGGACGCTCGGCGGGACCAAGCAAGCATGACGACTTTCCCTGCTGTGGAATATCCGATTGGCCGCCGTCCCGAGCGTTTGGGCCCAGGTGCATTCTTGCCTGTGCGTAGGCGTGGAGAGGTTGGATTTGTGGAGACACCGAGGTATTCACCAGCATCGACACAGGTGGAGATGGATATCCGCAAGCTATGTAACCGCATAACCGGTCGGGCGACTGGTCCTGAAGATGCGGTGGAAGCGAATGTGATTAAACAGCACCTGGTAAACTGCTGGCTCAATGGATGGAAGGAGATCCTCAAGAGAGTGTGGTGCTTGGATCGTACTTACTCAGGGCCGATGATATGGTTTCGGGTGACTAACAATGAGCAAGGCGCACAGCTTATCTTGGATGAAACTGCGGAGTTGTATGACTTTAATATTTCATGGAACTCGATGAACGCAGACGAGGAAAAGGTCATACAAAAGCTAGATACCGTTGGTAAGCTAATGGCACAGTATGATCGTCAGGGAACGGCTCGCTACGATGTATATCTCCGTAAGGTACTGGAAGCAATCGATCCAAACCTAGCAAGTCAGCTTATCATGCCTGCACAGGAGGCCACAACGAAGGAGATTATCGAGACATCCAATGACATTGCCAAGATCGCAAGTGGTCAGGTCGTCAATGCACCCGAGCAGGGGGCAAATGCACAGCTTCGTTTAGGGGTATTACAGCAATACATCCAAGGGTCTGAAGCTATCCCAGCCACCGATGTGCAGGAAAGACTGCAAAACGATGAGAACTTCGCCAAGAGGTTACAGACCTATGCTAGCCAATTAGAGTTCCAGCAACAGCAACAACAGAATGCTCGGATTGGACAGCTAGGGACAGCCCCAGGCAATGTACCAGGCACAGCAGTAGCGGCTTAATAAAAAAAATATTATGACATACAGTAAAAGAACTAAAGGATCAAAAACTGGAAAGACTCCTAATAATACGGGAATGAAATATAAAAAAACATTAACGAAAATGAACGGTAAAATAGGAATGGGTAAAGTAAAGCCTATGAAAAATATACCGATAAAGAAAAAGTGAGTTTAACATACAGAGGAATGAAGTTCGCTGGGGTGAATAAGCCCAAGCGAACACCTGGTCACCCCACCAAGTCCCATGCAGTTGTTATCAAAAACGAAAGGGATAAATATCAATTGATTCGATTTGGCGAACAAGGTGCTAAAACTGCTGGCAAACCCAAGAAGGGTGAGAGTCAAGCGATGAAACAAAAGCGTAAAAGTTTCAAAGACAGACACGCCAAGAATATTGCTAGGGGTAAAACATCTGCGGCCTATTGGGCTGATAAAGTTAAATGGTAATGAAAAAGAAAAAGCCTGGATTATGGGCGAATATCGCCGCCAAGAAGAAACGCATCAAAGCAGGCTCGGGTGAGCGGATGAATAAGCCTGGAGATAAAGGCTATCCATCAGCAAAAGCGATCAAAGCATCCCAAGGAAAGCGTAAAAAGAAATGACGATACAAGACGCAGTTGCTGGCTTAAAGGACTTAACTGAGTTCAAAGCCTTAGTTGAATTTATAAAAGAACAGAAAGAATCGTGCTTAGTAGATTTCATGGATTACCAGCACATCGACAGCCCCGAGAAACTTGCCCGACTATCGGGTGAGATTGCCGCCTTTCACCGCATTATAACATTGATCGATGAGAAAGATGACTGAGACCCCTCATCAGAAATTCAAGACTGAGCATCGAGCCTTATTAAATCGATGGCTAGAGGAGTCTGATATTGAGGATATGGACATGGCGAAGATTGCAATGGACGATCTAAACGAGTGGTTAGGTGAAGATGTATTGGAGTTCGAGAGCGAGATAGACCTTTCGGACGAAGATGAAGAGGAAGGGTAACCTCTACGAACAGCAGTTTTTCATCGAGGCACTCAAGAATGGCCTCGAAGTATTTACCCCATTAGGGGATTACCTCCCGCAGGACTGCATCGTAATGAACCAGGCTGGCCGAGCCTTTAAGGTGCAGGTCAAAGGCACAGGTGGCTTCATGAAAGAAAATAGGGGTGGGTTAGGTAGGTACATGGTTACTGCGGCCACCGGCTCCAAAGAGAAAGATCCAATCGATTGTACAAAAGTTGATGTAGTGGCGGCATATGTGGAACCTCGCAACTGTTGGTACCTGATCCCATGCCTGCAAGTGTCGGGGATTCGATTAACTCTATGCCCTCACAACCCGCAGAGCCGAGGGAAATATGAGAAGTTTTTAGAAAATTGGGAAGTTTTTAAAGTTTCCTGAATAATTGTCGTTTTCATCTGCTAAAATTGTCATTGGCGGGGTGTATCTACTCCGCAGAACAACGCAAGAGAGTGCGAACTCTTCAAACGCAGAGAAATTATGGCAGAAACAGTTATTAGCGAGGCTCCGGCTGAGACGGGAGCAGAAGACAATCAAGCGCAAGGCCCAATGAGCATGGAAGATTTGGCGGCATCCTTTGTTGACCAGGTCGAACAGGATCAGAAGGCATCTGACGATGAGGCTAAAGCGGAACTAACCGAGGGGTCCGAAGAAGCAGAAGCATCGGAAGAGGAAGATGTTCTTTCACAGTTTTCCGAAGAGGAAGATACCGAAGAGGAAACCGAGCAAGAGGATGAAGAATCTGACGAGGAGGAGGAGTCTGAAGAAGAACCTCCCAAGGCAGTCGGGAAGCTCCTAAAGCAGGTTAATAAACTAACCGCACGGGCTAAGTCAGCAGAAGAAACTGCTGAAGCACTGAAGGCCGAGATTCAATCTCTTAAATCCAACAGCCAACCTACTGAGCAGGCAACCGGCCAACCTGAATTGGAAAATATTCAAACCTTTGAGGACTTGCAAAAGTTGCAGAAGGAAGCCCAAGCCGCCAAGAAGTTCGCCCTACAGAATATCGGGAAGGATTATGTCGAAGTCGATGGCAAGGAATATAGCGATGATGACATCCGCAACATCCTTACTCAGGCAGACGAGTACCTTACTGAAAAGATTCCAGCCAGGCAGAATTACTTGAGGGAAAAAGCACAATGGCAACAGGACACAATTGCTACTCACTCCTGGTTAAACCAGGACGATGAAACAGCAGAAGCTCGGAAAGAATTATTCGGGGGATTAAAGCGCCAGTATGGCCATATCCTAAACAATCTACCAAACGGCGATTTTGTAGCCGCCACCCTTGTACGAGGGATCGAGGCACTACAGTTGGAGAAAGCGGCCAA